CTTCATTTTTCACAGGCTCCGGAGGCGGATCTGCCTTTTTCACCTTGCGCTGCTTCTTCGGCTTAGCATCAGCCTTTTCGGCCTTCGGCTTAGCAGCAACCTTTTCTGTCGTTGGTTTGACGACTGTCTTGGGCTTTTCAACAGATTTCTTCTTAGAAGTCCTCTGATCAGTCCAGGTCAGCGCCTTACCTTTCTTGTCGGTGGGCTTGGTCGGGCGGGACGCCGTAACGATACCCATCCAACCGAGAGCGTCACCGTTCTCACACATCTCGCATAGAATCTCTGCAAGACCTTCGCTGTCGAGGTCTTCGCGCGCATCTTCCGGAGTGGATTCTTCATATAGGTGAAGTGCTTCGGCGGCGTGGCGCTTGCACATGATAGAATCTTTCTCAGGATTACCGCGACATTGTCCACCGTCACCCTTGTTCCACACCCGACACTGGCACTTGCTAGTCGAAATCTCCGATGGATCGCGCGGCGGCGACGGCTTTTTGGCCTTCGGGGATTTCTTCTTGGCAGGCGCCTTAGTGGGGCAGAACTGGTCCATGAACTCTTGAACAAACTCTTCACCAGACAAACTCTCCACCGTATGGTCCTCCAAGCCAGCGATTTGCCGCATGAACGCGGTTGCCTTAACGGAAAAGACATGAGTGGAAGCCATTTGTATGGATGTTTGTATGCAAGAAAGTTTTGAATACGATTTCTGCGATATAAAGCAGAAGGATTTTTGATCTAAATTATTTTGAATCTCAAAATCAAATTTATTCGTCGCGGAAAGTTAATCGCAAAGCAAAAACCCAGGTAGCTTCTCTGGTATATTAATAGTTACCTCTTTTTTATTGTGTTTTACTATATTTTCTAATTCTGATATATTTTCCTTATAATAAACATAATCATTATAAAATTTTAATACATGTTCAATGTTATCATTCCACCATGGTTTATCTCTATGAACTAGTGTTAACTCATATCTAGTTATTTTCCACCATTTAGTTTCAACTATATTTAATCCTTGTTTAAGATACCCATCAATCCATTCTAAATATTCATCATCTGATAGTAATAATTTAGGATATAAATATGAATATTTTGTATCATCATCACCTTCTTTTATATATGAAATAGTACATCCTTTTGGTAAGTTTTGATGTGTTTTACCATTAGTAGTTGTATCATATCCTTTAATATTTGGATATGTATATTTATGTGGTTCATCTAAATTTAATATATCTTTTTTGTATTCATTCATATCTTCATATTCTTCAATCTTAACTTGTAAGAAATCACACTCATCAAGATCACATACTTCTAACTGACCTTGCATTTGCATCATATAGTGTTTGGGAACAGATTTTGTAAATTTTCTCTTAGGGGGGCATTTAATCTCTAACATTCTGGAACAATATTCCATGGGTCCTTTGTCATCACATATTCCATCAGGAGATGCTCCAAATACTGGAAAAGTAGGATGAGGAATTAATCCAAATTCAATAACATTTGTTCCAGTAATAAGTTGATAGAATAAAGTGGCAATTTCTTCATATTTAACACCCCATTCAGTAATAGGATTAGATGTATATAGAGGAGGATTAATTTTTTCGTAAATAAGCATATCTCTTGATTTAAAATGATCGTCACCAAGTGCTGCGGCAAATGAACTAGCTGTTAATATATTTTGTCTTAGTTCATACCATTCAGGCGACCTTTGTTCAGGTAATTCTAATTTCATTAATTCATATAACTTATATTTCCTTATATTGAAAGTATTAATTTTGTTAGAATATTCATCGATAACAGATTCTATAAAATATTTTTCTGCTTTTAATTGAATGGGGTTTTTATTATCAGAAATAATATTAAATACATTAATTATATCAATTATAATAGTTTTCTTGAATAAATGTATATTATCAAGTGTGTCAGGATAATTATTATTAATATAATCTAGAATATCTTTTTTGTTAATCATACTATTTATATAATAATATTTTTAATTATCAAATTTATATTATATATAAATGTATTCTTAAATAAATTTGAAATTGTGTTTGAGAGAATATTAAAGCAAATAAGATGTCTTACTCAAAAGCGATTCAAAACATGTGCGATGAAAATCCTATTATGGGTTTCAAGTGTGATAAGTGTGATCGCAATAGGTCAAAGTATTTTATTCACCTGGACCAAAATGGTTCAGATAAGTATATATGTTCATATATTTGTAGTAAAAATATGCATGAAGTGTATGGAAAAGATTATTGGGATAATGTTGTTAATATTGAAGATTTTCAGAAGTATCCATTACCTATGATTCCAAAAATAGTAAAGAAAGAACAATTCATTGTTGAATATGATATGATTAATACAGATAGAAATGACTTTATTCAATCATTACAAGAAGAAGATGAAAGAATTATAAAAATGGAAAATTCTATGAAAGAATATAATTCATCATCAAGTGATTATGAATCAGATTAAAATATTTTATATATAATAAATGGAATACAGATATAAATATTTATATTTCTATATATTGTTAATTTTTTTAACATCAGTATTATTATTTGTTGCACCAATAATAGATCATATATTTTATGTAAAAGATATAAATAAAGAGAATAAATCTACAATATATATATATGTAGTTTTACATATAATAGTAATAGGTTTGTTAATTTTTTTTTTACATAAATATTTAATAAGTAAATATATTAATTTTTTTAAATTAGACGGAAAATATATAAAAATAATGGATTTAATATTGGCATTAACTTTAACAGGAATACAGAAAAATTTATTAATTAAATTAAGATATTTATCAAATAATCACCCGATAAGATTAGTTAATTAAATAAATATAAAATATTTATATAAATAATATGGAATATTTATCTGGTTTTGAAAATTTTAAAAAATGTATAGATTGTGAAAAATATATTTTATTATTTTTTACAGCGAGTTGGTGTGGGCCTTGTAAAAAAATATATCCTCAATTAGAAGAATTATATAAAAAGATGAATAAAGATATAATAAATATTTATAAAATATCAATAGATGACGATGAAAATGAAAAAATATGCGAAATATTTAAAGTAGAATCTGTACCATCATTTTATTTATTAAAAAATAAAGAATGTATTAATACTTTAAAAGGAGCAGATATTAATGGAATAAAAAAAATGTTAAATATTAAAGATTAAATAATAATAAATATATAAGGAATGACTACATTTGATGATTTTAACTTAAAAGATAATTTATTAAGAGGTATATATTCGTATGGATTTGAGAATCCATCAGATATTCAATGCAAAGCGTTACCCATTATAAATGAAAAGAAAGATTTATTAGCACAAGCTCAATCCGGAACAGGAAAAACAGGTGCTTTTACTATCGGGGGATTAAATTTAGTAGATGAATCACTAAAAAAAACACAGGTACTGATTGTAAATCCAACATATGAATTAGTAAATCAAAATTATGATGTAATGAAATCATTAAGTCAATATATGAATATTAATATTATGAAAGTAGTTGGAAAAACTAGTTTAGAAGAATGTAAGAATGATTTACAAAAAGAACCTCATGTTATAATTGGGACACCTGGTAGAATTTTAGATATGATAAATAGACGATATTTATATACATCAGATATTAAATTATTAGTATTAGATGAAGCTGATGAAATGTTATCATCAGGGTTTAAAGAAACAATTAGTGGAATATTTAGATATATTTCAAAAGAAACACAAATATGTCTATTCAGTGCAACAAAAACTGATGAGACTGTTGAATTAACAAATAAAATTTTAAATAATCCCGAAACTATTCTTGTTGATAATAAAAATGTGACTCTTGAAGGAATTAAACAATATAAAGTTGTTATAAAAGAAGAATGGAAGTATGATACATTAGTAGATATATATAATTTATTAAATATATCACAATGTATTATTTATGTAAATTATAAAAATAAGTTAATGGGGATATATGAAGAATTAATTAAAAATAATTATCCAGTTGATTATATTCATGGTGAAATTACTAAGGATGAAAGAGAAAGTAAATTATTAAATTTTAAAAATGGTGCAACAAGAATATTACTTTCAACAGATTTATTGGCCAGAGGTATAGATGTTCAACAATTAAATTTAGTTATAAATTTTGATTTGCCAAAATCAAAAGAAACATATGTTCATAGAATAGGAAGGTCTGGTAGATATGGTAGAAAAGGAGTTGCAATTAATTTAATAAATGAACGTGAATTGTATTATCTTAATGAACTAGAACAACATTATAATGTTACAATAGAGGATTTACCTCAAAATGTAAATCAAATATTGAATATTTAAAGAAATACGTATATAATACATAATAATTTTAAAACCAATAATATATGGAAAAGTTAGATATTAATTTAGATGATGATTTTAAAAATATTGATGCTAGTATTAGTAATAATGATTCAATAGGTATTGAATTATTAATTAATAGTGATAATAATAATTCAAATATGGATCATTCACCAAAGCCATCGAATGGGTATAATTCAGGTGATGAAGTAAAATCAGAAAAATCAGAAGATTATTCTTTTTTTAGATCAGATAATAATGAAAGTAAAAATATATCAGTTGATCCAGTAAATGATCCAATAATGAATAATATAGCATCGGACGAATATAAACCAGTACACGTATTATCTCAAACAGATATTAAAAATGAAAAAATAGATTTATTATATAAATTTTCAAAATTACAAAATCAAGGTGTAAGAACATCAACTAATTATAATATGAACTCTAATCTAGATGATATGAGAAATGAATATATTAAATTAAAAAAACAAAGAGATACAACTAATTCTGTAAAATTTCAAAGAAAAATTATGATGGCAGCTGTATCAGGTGTAGAATTTTTAAATAGTAAATTCGATCCATTTGATGTAAAATTAGATGGATGGTCTGAATCAGTAAATGAAAGTGTTGAAGATTTTGATGAAGTCTTTGAACAATTATATGAGAAATATGGTGGTGGTGGTGAAATTGCTCCTGAACTAAAATTAGTAATGATGTTAGGTGGTTCAGCATTTATGTTTCATTTATCAAATACAATGTTTAAATCGTCAATACCTAATATGAATGATATTATGAGTCAAAATCCAGATTTAATGAAACAATTTGCGAAAGCAGCTGTTGGATCTATGGCGCAACCAGGTATGAATATGAATCAACCTATGCCTGATGTAATGAGTCAAAATCAACCTCCTTCAAGACAAGAAATGGACGGACCTGTTGGTGATATAGATGATGTTATTAAAAATTTAAACCTTCAACCAAACACTATGGCGGATTTAGATAGTATATCTTTAATGAGCGGTGATAGTAATAAAAGTTCTAATAAAGGAATAACACTTAATATCTAATTTTTTATATCATTTAATATTTCAATACATTTATTAACTTTATCTTGATTATTTATTTCTTTACCATCTTTTTTTTCAACTTTTTTGAATTCATTTATAATTTGCATAAAAATTATATATAAAACTATTAATATTAAAGAAAGATTGATATCTTTTGTTGCTATAAAGAATAAACAAAATATAAATAAATGTTTTAAATAAAATTTATCATGGATATGTGGTTGTATATCTTGAAAAAGCATTCTACCTCCGAACATATTTAATAAAAATGTTCCACTTAAAAATAAATAATTATTTGTTAGAAAATCAAATAAATACATATATATTTTATAAAATAAAAAAATATATATATATATATTAAATGGTAGCTTTACTTTCACAATGTTTTCCAGGTGAAAAAATAGGAAAACCTGTTAAAGAACCTGAATTAAATAAAATAGTTGATGATATTACTGTTCAAGAAAAATCACCAATTAAACAACCAGAAATTCAACAAATGCATATGGAAACTGGATCTAACATTTTACAACAACAATTTGATGAATTAAAAGAATATTCTAAATATTTAGAAAAAGAAGTAGAAGAATATAAAAAATATATAGAAGAAAGATTTGAAAAACTAAAAAATCAAAAATATCAACCACTTGTTGAAGGATTTGGAGGATCTAGTGAAACAAAAAATTTAAATGATATAATTGTATATTTAATGACTTGTATTTTTATATTATTATTAGTTGATTATATTTTTAAAATGGGAAAAAATTCTTATTAACTAAATTTATTATTAATATTAGATAAAATATTATCATTATATAATAAATTACCAGTAGGATTATAATCATCTATTTTTTTGAACAAATCATTATTATTTGTAGTCGGTTTAGTGATATTTCTTTTTTTATTTTTTTGTTTTTCCCATGAGATAAATAATAAATTTGGATGCATATATAATACATCGAATTTATCTCTTTTTAATGAATCTATTAAATATTTTCTAAGGTCTTCAACTTTATATAATGGTTTCCCTATTAAAAATTCAGGTATGGAAAATGTACAAAAAAATGTTTTATTCTTTGAATTAGTTAATATTCTATTATGTATTTGAACAAGAATATCATCAAACATTTTTAATCTATTTAAAACTTTTTTATCTTGTTCTTCGAATAGTTTATTTATGTTTAAAGAACTCATAATATATAATTAATAAAATAATATGGATATTGATACTCTAATTTTATCAGGCGGTTCAATTAAAGGAATTTCTTTTATGGGAAGTATTAAATATCTTATAGAAAATAAATATATATCTGAAAATTTTAAAAATATAAAAAAAATTATATGTGTATCAGCGAGTTTTTTATTTATATTAATGTTTATTTTATTTGAATATAATTATGATTTTATAGAAAATGAAATATATAATTATGATTTTACAAATATTTTAAATATAAATGATATTTCATTAACAAATTTAGTAGATAATTATGGTTTAATTAATTATAGTAATATTCATTTGCATATAAAAGAATTATTAAAGAAAAAATATAATGTAAATAAAATGTCAATGTTAAAATTATATAATATATCAAATATTCATATAATTGTAAAAGTAGTAAATTTATCAGATCAAAAAATAGAATATATTGATCATATAAATAATCCTAAAATAAATATTTTAAAATTATTACAAATGACAACGGCTATACCGATATTAATGAAACCGATTAAATATAAAAATAAATTATATTTAGATGGAGGATTATGTGGAAATTGTCCAAATGAAATAAATGATTCAAAAAATTATTTATGCTTAAATATTAAATCAAATAAGAAATATAAAATAAATAATATATTTGATTATTTAAGTATTGGATGGATTATGTATGATCCAAATATATTAACAAGGAAAAAAACCATTAGAGATATATATTTAGATTTAAGCGAATTATCTATAAATGTAACAAACTTTGATATAGATTATGATTTAAAAAAAAATCTGATAGACTTGGGATATAAAAGGACTAAGGAACATTTTACTCTTCATCTTCAACGGTAATGAAGTTAAACTTGGGACATCTAGATGAACCATTTGGTGCATTTTCTTTAATATTTTTGCCGAATATAGCTGGACCGGCTGATGTTTTTTCTTGTGCTTTAATAAGAGAATTTTTAACTTCTAATTTATTAATTTTCTTAAAATCAAAACCTTGATCTTCGCACCAAGATTTAAGACAATCCATTAAATCGTCAAGTGGAGTTACATCATCAGATTCTACAAGATCTTCGGTAATCCATTTTTGAATAGTATCATTTTCTGTAATATATACTTTTGTAGCTTCTGTTACAGATGATGGTGCTTTTGTTCCTTCCTCATCATAAACTTTGTAGTAATCTAATAGTTTAATCATAAATAAGATATTCCATTGTTTGAGTTTATTACCAAGTTGAGTATCAGCAATATATTGGTTAGGATTATGCATAGTAGGTTTAGGATTTTCAATAAATTTAGAGATAAAATCAACTACCTCAATACGACGATGAACACCCCCATCATTACCAGCAAGTTTTGGTAGATCATTACACATAAGAATAATTTTAAACTGAGGTTTAAATTCAGTTGTATCTTTGAATAAACCTCTTGAAGTCATTTTATCACCACCAGTGATTTGTTTAAGTTTACCTACATATATTTGATCATCTCTTTCAGGTTCAGACATTGATACAAACCGTGCATATCTAACTCTTTCGAGTTCTGGTGAAGCACTTGATGAACTACCTCGTTTAGTAGTTAGAAATGATACATCCATGGGTTTACTATATTCACCTAGTGTATGATCAATTAATTCTGTTATTTTAGATTTACCATTGCTACCGGAACCAGTCCAAAAGTAAAATTTTTCTTCTCTAACTTCACCACTTAGACAACTAGATAGAAATCTTAAAGTATAGTCACGGACATCATCATTTGGTAAAACTTTTTTAATAAAGTCATCTAATCCTTCTTGAAGTTCTTGATAGTTATTAATACTCATTATATTATCTTTAATCTGACTGATATTAGTAGGCATATCTTCTTTTGCGATAGGTAAATTGTATCCAACTGATAAACTAACATAGTCATCAGGACGACCTTCTCTAAATATTGTCTCGTTATGTACTATACCGGATTTATTGATAGAACAATATTTAAGATCAACTATACCATTGTCGAATCCAATTAAATTCTTTTTGCTATTAAGTTTATCCATAAATCCAGGGTCATAAAATTTATCTTTACATTCTTTCATAATTTTTTCTTTGTAAGTATAATCTTTTAATTTAAGAATAATTTTACAGCAATTTGAGTGTCTACTATCATATATTTGATATAGTTCAGAATCAGGATCTTCTTCTTTGGATTTATCTTTATAGAAATTACTATAATGCTGATATAAATCAATAATATCAGCAGATAATCTTACTCTTAAAATAACACCTTGTTCACTATCAATCCATCTACCAGTTGTATCATCAAAATAATACCAAACATTATCTTTAAGCCCACTACAAACGAATAAATCTTTATAGTAATTGAAAACAATATTGGCTACATCAGAATGAGTACCACACGTTTTTTCACCAACAAGACTTTTATCTACAAGACCTTTAAGTGATTCTTTTTGAATAATTGAATATTCATCCGGATTATCTTTTTTAGCCCAATAAATAAGAGTTCCTAATGTATATTGTGGTCTATTAGTAGAGTTCATGTAATTCCATTGTTTGATACATTCACTATCACCAGCATAATTTTGCCATTTTTTACTAAATTTAACCCATGTATTTAGTAGATGTTTTGAAGATAAACTATGCAAGCAATACCCTACTTCAATCCAATTTTTACAATCAGATGCTCTATCCTCTGATAAGATATTAGTTAATTTATTAATAAATTTAAGTTCATCTTTTTTTATATTAACAACATTTTGAATATTTTCTATATTGTCAAAAGTCATAGACATATTTACATTATTATTTGTTGGTTTATTTTTAAATATCTCTGGACCGATAAATTCAACATTAACTTTATCATTAATTTGCACACTATTTTTGTTCATTATCTCTCGGGGATTTTCTAGTAAGATATCAATGGGAATATTTTTAGTAGATTCTTCTGATACTTTAAGAACTCTTGTTAATTTATAAGTTAATTCATTTGGTCCGGGTTTACCTGAACCATATATAAACCAATTACCAGGATTATAAATATGAGAATCAAATATTTCATTAACAGGATTAGATGGTGGGGATTTACAAGTATTAACAAATATTTCTTCGATAATATCTTTATCTTTAATAATATTATTTATTAAAGATACATAATTTTTTTTATTAGAAACAAGATTAGGGAATAAAATGTGAATACCGTCTTTTTTACAGTATAATTTTTTATCACAATCACATATGGTATCTTTTTCCATGATCCATATTTGACTTTGATTTTCAGATTGAAAATTAAATAATTCTCTTACTTTAATATTTAAGTATTTAGATATTTCATCAAGTGTTTCATTTGTATATTGTCTTTCACTAATATTATCCTTATATTTAAAGTCCAAATCAATAATTAAGGGACAAATATCACCAACTCTTTCAATAATAGAAATATCACCATTCTTTTTATAAATATTAAATATTAAATCATAAAGTTTAGGGATATCTTCTTTTTTAATATTATATGAACCTTTTAAAGGTGATTTTTCATCATATATAGTATGGGTGATAGGTCCATTATCCACCCTTTTTTTATCGCTCAAAAACTTCAGTATATTTTCGAACATTATAATAATCTAAATATAATATTTTATCAAATTTATTTTTATATATTAAGGAATTCAAATTTATGTAATATTTAAATATATATTAAGATAATTATTTATATAATGAATAAAGCACTAAAAAGAATAATTAATAAAGATATTAAATCTATTGAACATAATAATTTAAATGATTTAGGAATATATATTAATTTTGATGAAGAAAATATGTTAAAAGCTTGTGCTATGATTATAGGTCCAAAAGGATCTTTATATGAAGGTGGTTATATGTTTTTTAATATTGATTTTCCTAAGAATTACCCATATTCACCACCAGATGTATCATATGTTCCCAGAAATAATATTAGAATACATCCAAATTTATACGTAGGATCACATAAGTCTGGGTTTGGAAAAGTATGTTTAAGTATATTAGGAACATGGTCAGGACCAGGATGGACAACTATTATGGATATATCAACAGTTTTATTATCTATTCAATCATTATTAGATAGTGATCCATTATTAAATGAACCGGGTTTTTATAGAAAGAATAAACATCAATTGAATATTATTAATGAGTATAATGATGTTATCTTTTTTGAAAATATAAATTCATTATTGATGAAAAATTATTATAATATTCCTGAAAAATTTTTAGTTTTTAAAGAAATTATTATAGATAAATTTAAAGAAAATTATATAGATATTTATAATAATATTCAAAAATATAAAGATATTAAGAATAAATTAATAAATATCCCTATATATAATATTAAATATAACATTAATTATACAGAATTAAATAATATTTATAATCTATTTTGTAATAAGTTAAATTTGAAATTAAATTAATAATAATAATATAAATATATTTATATGGAAAATAAATTCTGTGATGAATGCAATAATTCAATGTATATATACATGGATAGAAATGAATCTAAATTATATTTGTACTGCAAAGCATGTAATAATAAACGAGATTATAATGAAACATTAATATATGATAATGATTTTAATGTAGATTTATCAGAAAGTATTAATAATAATAAGTATATTAATTATGATACAACTCTTCCTAGAATTAGCGATCAAAATATAAAGTGTCCGAATGAAGAATGTAAATCTATTAAAGAAAATTTAGATTCTTCAATTATATATATAAAATATGATAAATTAAATATGGAATATATTTATAGTTGTACATTCTGTGGCCAAAAATGGAAAAATTAAATTTGATTATTATTTAAATATTTTTTAATTTATAGATTATAATGTCCGACGAAGAAGATATAATTGACCCTATTTCGGAAGTTGAAGCTGCTGAAATAGAAAATGATAATTCAGATTCAGATGATAATGATGATGATATAAATATTAATGATATAATTATGAATGATATAGAAGATATTAATGTATTTAAGAAAAATTATTCAAAACTTTTAAAAGAAAATAAATCAAATAATGTTTTAAGTAAATATGAAAAAACAAAGATATTATCAAAAAGATGCGAACAATTAGAATCCGGATGTCAACCTTTAATAGCTAATTATGAAAATTTTAATAATGTTTATGATATTGCTTTGGAAGAATTTAATAAGAAAAAAATACCATTTATTATAAAAAGATTTATCAACAATAAATATGAATATTTTAAGTTAGAAGATTTAATTTATTAATTGATGTAAAAAAAATATATTTATTATATTATAAATGAAATCATTATCCGTATTAAATAAGTTAGACAATAATTACATATTAATTTTTTTAATAATCCTTATAGGATTTGTAATTATTGATTGTAATACCAAAATTTTTAGCAAAATGGTAGAAGGTAATAGTTGTAATAACGGAGGCGTAGTAAAGAAAGGTAGTCCGGATGATCCGGTAAAATATATAGACAATTTACCCCCCGTATCAGATGACACCTGTAATAGATGTGGTAGAAATTGTAACACACCTCAACCGAATCCATCTACTGGGACAAGAGTTAATTGTAATGGACAAGTTGTTCACGATAAGTTTGATCCACAAGGATATGTAGAAGATCAAGAATTATTTGCAAGTGCTACTGCCCCACTAGGCGAAGATGTTCCCAAAACACTTCAAAATAATTACAGTGTCCTTAAAAGTTTTGGATTTTCTAAAATGAATAATGTTGTTGATTTCCTTCCAAGCAACGGTCCAGAACAATTCTTAATGGATAAACCTATGGATAAAAATGAAGTAAAACATAGTGACCCATCAAAAGGTCAAGTAGCTTCATATGAAGCACCAACAGAAGCCGCTCCTATTTCTAAAAAAGTTCATATGAAAATGATGTATGCTCCATGGTGTGGATGGTCTAAGAAAGCTAGACCCGAGTTTGATAAATTTAAAGACGATATGCACGGTCAAGTTGTTAATGGAGTTCAAGTACACGCTTCTGTCGTAGATTCAGAAGAAGATAAAGGTGAAATGGAAAAACATAAAGATAAAATTCAAGGATTCCCTACATTTTTAGTAGAAATATATGATGATGGTAAACATTTAGGAACAGAAGTTGTTGATCTTACTGAAAGAACATACGATGGATTAGTTGATGCCGTAAAGAAAATAACTAATAGTCTTTAATATAATTTATTAACATTAACTTTTGTTTTATATCCAGATCCTAATGATTCATTGTCTTCACCATTTTTTAAGTTTCTCTCAGAATATTCCCAGAATGAAGGTGCTCCTATTCTAAAATCATCATGAGGATTAGCTTTATACCAAAATACTTGGTCAGTTAATTTATTTGATTTTGCATTATTATTTATTACTAAACATTCATAGTTTTCAGTACATTGGTCCATTATTTGACAAAACATCTCGAATGATGGAAACATACCAGCATAATGTTCATATAATCTTTTTCTATTACTAACATAATTTTCTCTAAGAATAAATATATAATCTATATTTGTTCTTAAATTAGGTGGAACACCTAACGCATATTGCATTGTTAAAAGAAATAATAATTTAAAGTGTCTACCATTCATAAAAACAGATCTCATCCATTTATCCTTCGCCCATGTATTATCATATAAACAATCATCTAATATTAAAAATGCTCTTGGATCAATAGATGTATCACCTTCATTTATTTTATCTATTAAAACTTTTTGTCTTTTAATCATATTTTGAACAATTTGTGTATTAAATTCACCATGAATAAATAATTTAGGCACAATCTTACTATAAAATTGATTTGCTCCTTCTGTTCCAGATATAACTTGACCTACTGGAATACCTTTATGGTGATACAATATATCTTTACATAAAAACGATTTACCTGTATCTCTTTTTCCAATTAAAACTACTACTTTATCATCTTTAATTTCACTCATATCAAACTTTCTTAATTGTATTTCCATATATACTATTATTATAATTTTTTTAAATTATAAAAACACATATTTAAAAATAAATGATATTTATATATAAAAATGTTTGAGAATTTATCGCAAGAAAATTTTGAACATATATTAGATGTTTTAATATTATATAAACAAGTTAATCCTAAAAAAGTAGTATGCTTAAATGAAAAATGTGTTAAAGAAGCTTTTCATTTTATGAATACAACTGGTCAACAATTCGCATCTCAACTTGGAATGAAAAATAAAAATGATGATAATGATGACAATTAGTTTAAATAAAGAAATAATTCTAAATATTTTTTATAACTATGTCAAATCTATATATAGACAAATATATTTACGATAAAAAAATTATAAAGAAATTTTATAGATCATGTGAAAATTTATTTAATATTAATAATTTACAAATATATAATCCAATTTATTCATTATATTTTCATATTTTTAATACAAAATATTCGCATAAATGTATAGATATGAAAAGAAGATTTTATATACAAGAATTATTTAATATATTAAAATTTAAATATTATCATTCAAATTGTTTTTTAAATGCAAATATTTATGATTCTAAATGTAATAATTATATTAATAAAGAAGTATTTTGTAAAATAATACCAATATTAGAACCTTTATATTTTATAAAAAATAACTATAATAATTTAATATACAGAAATCCATTATTACCATCTAATTATAATTCCAATACATTTGAAAAAATTAATAATATGAATAATTCAGCATTTATAGATACTTTTTTTTCGTTTATTTCTTCTCAATTAACTGAAAATGATATTCTTCCTAATTTCCCTATATTTTATGGATCAGTTAATGGAATTATGAAAAAATATAATTATGATATATCAGATGATTACTCTGATTTTAAAGAAGAAGCATGGTTTCATAAAAATTTAGGTGAACAATTTAAAATGGATATTTATATGGATTCGGATGATTCAGATGAAGAAGAAAATGATTATATATCAGTTATTAGAAATATACCATGTCAACTATTCTTTATAGAAAAATTAGATGGATTATTATCTGATTTATTAGATGAAAAATTTAATGATAAAATTATATTATCATGTATATTTCAAATATCATTTGCATTAGCATATTTACAAAAATATTTTAATTTTACACATAATGATCTCCATATAGATAATATAATGTATACTAAAACAGAAAAAACTTTTATTTATTATAAATTTAATAATATTTACTTTAAAGTACCAACTTTTGGATATATTTTTAAAATAATTGATTTTGGTAGAGCGATATTTACATTTAAAAATAAATTATTTTTTAGTGATTGTTTCTCTAAATATGGTGAAGCTGATGGTCAATATAAATATCCCATTGATACATTAAATTATAATAAAGATACTAATTTAAATAATATAAAACCTAATTATAATTTTGATTTATGTAGATTAGCTATAACTATTTTAAATGAAATAAATTATGATAAATATAAAAAATATGAAGATTATCAATATTTAATAGATTTTATTTATTCATTTACATTAGGTGAAAATAATTGTGAATTATATTTCTTAGAAGACAATTTTGATATGTATGTATCTATTGCAAAATATGCCAATAATTGTTTACCAATTAATATAATTCAAAATGATATATTTAAAGAATTTAGAATTAAAAAGAAAAACTTTCCTAAAAAACTATATTATCATTTTTAAATTCGCCATTTTTTTTTCTATATTATATTATAAAATGAATACTCAAACTATTGTTATGTGCGTTGTTGCGTTAATTCTTGGTATGCTTTTGGCTCATATGCTGAAAGGTGTTTGTGGATGTAAAGTTGTTGAGGGTGTTGAGGACGATTGGGGTGCGAGACGCGTTTTCAGTGATGACAATACATGTGCAGATAAATGCTCACAATATTTAAATCCCTGCTTTTCGCCTTCATGCGATAGTTTACGACTAAATTTAAAAGCAAATTATTCTTTATAATATATTTTTCTAATGTATATAATTACTTTTTTTTTCTATGTTATATTATAAAATGAATTCTCAAACTATTGTTATGTGCGTTGTTTTATTTCTAATTGGTATGCTTTTGGCTCATATGCTTAAATCTGTTTGTGGGTGTAAAGTTGTTGAAGGAGCGGATCAGGTCAGCCCCTGTGACAAAGCCTGTGAGAGCACCTTGCAAACTTGCATAGCAGCCGCAAAAATCGCTAGTTTTGGGCATGAAGATGGTAGTTCCAGAAACTGCTGGAATACTTACTACGGCTGTACCAATAACTGCCAGACC